AGGGTTTGACATTTCTTTTAGTTCAAGAGTCAGACTTGCTGGTATTGATACACCTGAGTCTCGTACAGCAGACAAGGCTGAAAAGGCCCTGGGACTGGAAGCAAAGGCTTATTTGAAGCATGCTATTGATAGTGCTAAGAGTGTAGTTATTAAGACAGAGAAAATGGACTCATCTGAAAAGTATGGTCGTATTCTTGGTTGGGTTTATCTTGATGGAGATACAGTCTCTATTAATGATAAAATGATTAATGATGGACATGCTTGGGGATACATGGGAGAAACAAAAGTCAAAGATTTTGATGCACTTGCAAAGGCTAGAAAAAAGTCAGGAAAATAAGTTGAACTTTAAAGATGAAGATGATGCAATAGAGCAATTAATATTAGCAGGTGCACTTGAGATTGCTGGAATAGATATTGATACTGGTGAGCCAGTATACAATTTTACAGAAAAACTCATTGACGTTGACCCAGAACTACATAGCGAGGTCTCTACATATTTTTCTCGTGAGACAATGGCTTTATGGGAAGAGGGTTTTTTAGAAATGGATGTTACTGAAAAAAATCCAAAAGTTAGGCTAACCCAAAAGGCTTTAGACGAGATGTCGGTGGCAAACCTAGACAAGCAAAAGCAATACACCCTAAAAGAAATAATAAGAATTATTACTTTAGATAGGTAGTATAATTGTTTTGGAGATATGATGGAATACTTTTTGGGATCTGTGATAACGCTTATATCTATGTTTATTACAACAAGGTTTATTTTGTCACGCAACATTAAAGTTAAGGATGTGCCACTTAGGTACAGTCAAAGCCATATTCATATGCTTGTTTTGCCATTACTTCCTGAGATTAAAAACCATAAAAAAACAATGATTACTCAGTCTAGCAAACATGAAGAAAAAGTAAATATAAAAGTTGTAATTTTTGACAATAAAGCATACTTTGTAAAGGATGGTACATTTTATTGTGCAGACATGGACGGTAAAAATATAGATAGTTCAACCGCAACCCTAGTTGACACAATGGGTATGGATAAGGTACAATTAGATAAGATGCTGTTTATAATGGATCAACTTAGAGATGGGAAGAAAAATGATAGTGGGGATTCAAGGAACTAGTAGTTTTAATGACTACCAGGTTTTTCTTAGAGCCATGGCCGTTACGATGTCTTCTTTAAAAGAAGATGATCCGTACTTCTATCTCTATTCTGCAGGACCAGCCAATATTAACTTAATGGCTATGGAGTTTGCAAACCTGTCAGAAAGAGGGCTAAAGGCTCGTGGCAAAAGTATTAAGTATAAGGCTGTTGCTCCTTCATGGGTTGCAGAAAATATTTCAGACATAAACTACTTTGCTTTCTTGAGCAAAGAAAGAGAGCAGGTATCAAAACTTGTTGACGAAGCAAAAAATAAAAATGTCGAATACGGCATTTTCAGATACTAACAGAAAGAATAATAATGCAAATTAAATCATTAGATCATATGGAAAAGATTGTAAGTTCAAACAAATCATTACTTTGGGATGGGTGGACAGTGGTCAACTCTTATCCTTCTGAGAAGGGTAGAACAGCCCCACAGGGAGCATTTGTAGATGGAAAATGGCATATGCAGCGTCGTTTTGTACCTTCTAAGAATGGATGGGATATACCAGACAAGTTTGTGAGTTAATATGCCAAAACATGAGTGGAAAGATAATGCTTTGTGTTTGGACTATGACACTAATTTATTTTTTGATAAGTATGAAGAAGACGAACTTCTTAGGCCAGCAATAGATAAATTTTGCTCTGATTGCCCAGTAGCAAAGATGTGTTTTGCTGTTGGTGTTTCTCAAAAAGAGTGGGGTATATGGGGTGGTGTATACTTAGAGAATGGACAAATCTCTAAAGAATTTTCAAAGCACAAGAATAAGGATGGCTGGGCAAAAACTTGGCAGTATTTAACAATGGAGTCTGAATAATGAACAGTAAAGAAAGTAGTTACTTATGTGGTCTTGGATATTAGCAGCCATAGGCGTAACAGGAATATTTTTTGTAGGACGAAAGGTAATATGGGCCTGGGTATTGTTGCTATTTAATGAGTTGCTGTGGATAATCTATGCAGTAACAACTAAGCAATATGGTTTTATCGTTGCAGCAATTGCATACGGTATTGTTTATGTTAAATCTTTTATGCATTGGAGGAAAGATGAGAAAATCTAGAGAGTTTGAAGAGTTAGACAAGTCAGTTAGACTAGTAGTTAAAACCAAGTCTCCTAAAAAGTGGTTGCTGATTGATAGAGAAACTGGAAACGTTTTTGAAGGAAATTCAGATGGCGCATGGGATAGACTTGATCCAGTCAGAAGAGAAAATACATAGTGTATACGGATAAAATGAAAATGGCCTTTCATTCACTTAGAGGACCAAAAGGTTTTCATCTTCAGGTAATTGATCATAACAACTTTTTAACAATAAAGGCAAGTGAAAAACAGTTTATGAGTTTATCTGGAGAAGAAAGAAAGCATGCTGTAGAGTACATGATACGTGCAAAAAAAGCATTAGAAGATAATGGTGCCATTGTGTTGTTGGTAAGAGAAGGAGGGAAAGAAAAATGATTGAATTTATTGCTTTTGTTATTTTTATATTTTTGTTTTTTATTTTAATAATTAATAACATTAGATTTAGCATTAAACTTTCTTCTGCATCTAAAAAACTAATTCAGGCGCACATAGATAATACTATCTTGGCAGAAAAACTTTTTGAAATATCTGCACAAATAATAGTAAAAAAAGAAACAGAGTCAGATGCTTTTTTAAAATTTGTTTCAGACTCTCGTGACTGGGCATATCAGTATATAGAGGAGGTTCAAGAAGGTATAAATAAGTTTATTACTAATGTTGAGCCAGAAATATTATACTTTGATTCTTATGGAGACCTCATGAGTGCAGAGCCAAACTATAACTCTATGAAGAAAATATCTATAGAGTACAGGGAGTTGAAGAAATTACTCCCAAACGATTATGGTAAACTAGATACATGATAAAATTTAAATCATACGAAGATTTAGCACATGATGCATTTTATTTTTGTCATGTCTTGGGTTGTAAACTTGAGGCAGAAAAACTATATGCTAAAGACACACAAATCAGAGATGTCTGTATAAATCATTATACAGAACTAACAAAGTAATATCCTATAGGAGGAAAAATGAATACAACACAACTAAAGGCAATGCTTGCATCTTACGGACGATCAGTCCTTGGTGCTGCAATTGCATTATACGCTTCAGGCGTAACAGATCCAAAGACACTTGCTTATTCATTGCTTGGAGCCATCGTTCCAGTAGCATTGAGAGCGGTAAACCCTAACGATTCTGCATTTGGTAAGATGCCATCTGTAGAAGAGGTAGATAAAGCAGTTAAGACTGCCAAGGTAGTAAAGAAGGCTTCTGTTAAGAAGTCAGCAGCAAAGAAGTAGTAGAAAATAAAAAAGAGGGGGTCACGTTAAGTGGCCCCCTTCTTTATTTAGTTTTTATCTTAAAAAATATTTAAACTCTGGTTCATACGGAAAGTCCAGTCTATCAAGTCTAGCACTTCTTTCTTCTTCTGTTATCTCACAACCAAAGCATACCATTGTGTATCTTGTATTACCAGCAGTAACTTTGTGTATTTGATGTTGGTATGAATATGCAGAAGGAAATAGTAAGAAGTCTCCAGCCTTTGGCTTAATCTTAACTCCAAAGTGGACAAATTCTAACTCGCCACCTTCGTAATCATCATTAGGATAATAAACCATTGATAATGTTCTTGGAGTGCCGTATGAGTCATCTGGATGCATAGAGAAAAATTCATTATGTTCAAACTTTGTGATCCTAAATGCTTCACGAGTAATCGGTGCGATGTCCCACATCTGACAATAAGAATCTACTATTTCTTCAAAAGCATCTGCAATTTCATCACTATTGTATATCCAAGTGGTGCTTGCTTTTTTGCCAATTTCTTCATCATAGTAGTCTTCTCTTTGGAATTTGCCTTCTGCTTCAAGTCTACGCATTAGATCCATTCCACCTGGAAATGTATTGTGATAGATATGAATTCCTGGCGCTGGGGAATCAAAATTAAATTCATTACCCTTACGACTGCGTGTAATTCCACGGGCCTTTAGTTCTAGTTTTTGCTTGTCCATGTTTCTCCTTAGTGACTTTACAAGTATACCATATTCTGGTATAATTAAGTATTCCGTCATGATACATGCAGTTGCTTTTTAAGCGACCAGATTGCTGAGTACGGATAAGCCTAGGATCGCAACCTGGGGGACCTGA